CCGTGGTACCTACGCATAACAAAAAAGTAAATAACAACTGAATATGGTCGTGACCAATCTAGTGTCCAAGGAGAAAAGAATGACATCACTACGCGACAAAATCTTTGAAGCGGATGACATTACAAAAGAACTCGTAGAAGTCCCTGAATGGGGAGTTACTGTCGAGATTCGTTCAATGACAGCCGCACAAAGGGCAACACTTACCGAGGGCGTAAGTTCTGTGGATAAGGTTGATGTGTCAAATATGTACGCAAAGACTGTTATCGCAACTGTCTTTGACCCGGAAACGGGTTTGCCTGTCTTTAGCGATAAGGACCGTGAAGCAATCCTTTCGAAGAATGGCGCAGTAATTGAGCGCCTCGCTACAAAGGCTCTTGGTTCATCGGGCTTGAGCGATAAGGCGGTAGAAGAATCACAGGCGCGATTTCCTAAAGAATCCGGAGCGTAGGTTTCTTTTTGAATTAGCAGAGAAGTTAGGTAGGACGGTGGGCGAGTTGCTTTACGGAAGCGGCGCCCACCGACCACTTAGCAGTAAAGAATTGACGGAGTGGAACGCTCTTTACCTGCTCAAAGCACAAGAGCAAGAAAAGGCGGAACGCCAAGCGAAATCACGGGCTAGGAGATAACATGGCTGAATCACCAACCATGGAAGTCCGCGCCCGTGTATCCGCGGACTCAGCACAATTTGTTCAGGGCATGGACCGTGCCGCAAAGTCCACCGAACAATTTCAACAAGCGGCTCAAAAAGTAAATGGCGCCGTTACAGCACTAGGCGTAAGCGTAGGTATTGCCGCTGGCTCAATGATTGCCTTTGGCGTCAAGGCTTTGCGTTCTGCCGCTGAAGTTGAAGAATTAGATATTGCCCTAAGAGCCGTTGGAGCCTCAAGCGGACAAGGATATGAAGCACTCAAAACCGCTTCAGATACTATGCGTCAAGTCGGCATCCGTGCCGCCGTAGCGCAAAGAATGACTTTGAAATTTGCTCAATCAAATGTTGATTTGAGCGAAAGTGCGAAATTAGCCAAAGTAGCACAAGATTTATCAGTAGTAAGTTCTATGTCTGCCGAATCTGCTCTTGAAAGATTGACGATGGCAGTAACCACCGGACAAAGCCGCGTTTTACGCTCGGTCGGTATTACAGATAGCGGCACAGGTGCTTACGAAAGATATGCCGCATCTATTGGTAAAGCCGCGAAAGATTTGACGATGACTGAACGCCGTCAAGCGGTGATGAATTTTGTTATGCGTGAAGGTTCAAAAGTTGCTGGTACTTACGCGATAGCCATGAAGTCTCCAGCCAAATTATTGAACGAATTTGGAGAATTGAATAAAGAATTACAAGTGGCTATGGGTGGCGCTTTATTGGCGGGTTTTGGACCTATTATCAAAGCCACTTATCGTTTCAATAAAGCCATTGTTGAATCTGTGAACGAAGGCGGTCGTTTTCATAAAATTGTGGAAGCGCTTGAAGGTGTAATTCTAAAAATAACAGAACCAATAGCGGACCTAATAGATAGATTTACAGACTTTATTGAATCTTCCGATATGGCTGGTGTCGCATCAGAAAAACTTGCCGGTCAAATGTCTATGTTATTACCGGCTGTTGCGGGCGTGACCGCAGGACTCTCCGCTTTGGCAGGGCGTGGTTTAGCAAGCAGTATTCCAATGTTGAGAAGTTTTACTGTGTTTATGAAACCTATTCCTATTGCTCTTGCCGCAATTGCTCTGACTTCTCCACAAGTTCAAAGCGCAATGCGTAATTTACTTAGCGCCTTCGCGCCTTTATTGCCAGTTCTAAAATCAATTGGTACTGTATTTTCAACAACACTTGCTATTGCCATTGGAATTGTCGCCAAGGCTATAAATGGTGTAGCAAACATCGTCCGTAAGATTATTGGCTTTTTCCAAAAATATGAAGTTGCGGCTAAGGCTTTAGGGATTGCTCTTGGTGCCTTGGTCGTTGCCATAATCGCAACAAAAGTTCCAACCGCAATTGCTACGGCTCAAAATTGGTTGCTACAAAAATCTCAATTAGCAGTTTCAAAAGCAAGCGCAATTATGGCTAGTTCGATGTTCTTGCCAGTCCTTGCCATTGTTGCGGTAATTGGCGCCATTGTTCTTTTATATCAGCATAGCGAAAGTTTCCGTGAAGGATTTACAAAAGTATTCAATGATGTTGCTAGAGTTGTAGGTGAGGCTTTGGCTTGGGTAATCAGCGGTATCGGCAATCTCCTTATTGCTTTTGGACAAGCAATATCTCCGGCTACCTCTTTCGGTCAAACTCTCATAGGCGTTGCTCAATTTATGTATACGGCTTTTTTGACAAGCGTACAAGGAATTCTAAGAGCAATCCTTATGTTCCTCAAGGCAATCAACTTCGCCTCAAAATCGACCACCGATTTAGGCAAAGTAGTTCGCGGCGTTCTCAACTTTATATTCAAAGCCTTTGCGGTCGTGGTCGGTGGCATCCTCAAGTTCATTGGCTTCTTCCTAGAGGGTCTAGGGATGTTGCTTGATACTCATGGCACAGTTGGCAAGGTTATTGGAATGGTTCTTGACTTCCTATGGAAATCTTTTGCCACCGTAATTGGCGGAATTATCAAATACATAGGAATGTTTATTGAGTTCCTTGGTAATCTCCTTGATACAAATTCTTTTGTTGGACAGACGATTGCGAAGATTCTTGATTTCTTGATTGATGCTTTCGCCACAGTTTTTGGAGGTATCTTCAAATATATTGGTATGTTTATTAGTTTCCTTGGCGACCTGCTCGACTCAAACTCTTTTGTCGGCGAAGGCATTGCTAAAGTTATCAATTTTATTGCCGAGGTTTATTTCACACTTGTACAAAAAGTAAGCGGATTCTTAGCCAAGATTGTAGGCGCGTTAGAAAAGTGGCTCAAGGGCAATCGTGAAGCACTAGAAATTGCTATTGATTTATTCAATAAATTCGCCGAAGGTGTAGGCAAGGCTCTTGCTTTTATTCCTAATAGCCTAGCAAGCATTTTAGAAAGAATTGGAACCTTTGTACAAAAAGCGGCAAACAAAATTTCTTCTTTTTTCACAGATATAGCAAACGCGGCAAGAAGCAATAAACTAACTAAATTTCTTGCTGATGATGTAGATGCCATGGCAAAAAAATTCAAAGAAATAGGTGAAAATGTCAAAGATACTTTTGTAAATGCGGCTAAACCAATTCGTAATTTTGCTACAAAAATAACAGATGCCACAACAAGCATTATTGGAGATAAAGCCTTAGATACTCTTATTGAAAAAGTAAGTGAATTTCAAGATAAATTGAAAGGTATAAGCAAAACCGCTAGTGGATTGGAAGAACAGAAGTTTGGAACTGACCTAGTTGATTTTATTTCAAACGGTATAAAAAAAATTGGTCGCGTTTCTGAGACCATCGGCAATACAATCCTCGAAGTAACCAAGGTACCGATTGCTGAAGGTTTAGTTCAGGGCATCAGCGATGCTCTTACAAAAGTTGGCGGATTCACTAAAAAGATTGGCGAAACAGTTCTTGAAGCCGAAGACATCAAGTTAGGTACTGGGTTAGTTCGGATGCTTTCCAATGCTTCCAAGTTCATTGGCGGAGCAGTCAAGAAGGTTGGCGAGTTTGTCACAAGCATGAAGGAGTTCGAAGTCGGCGACATCTTGATGGATGTTGTTGAGAATATAACTGACTTTGCCATTCCAAAGATTAAATCTCTTATCAACACAATTGAGGGATTGAAGGACTTGCCAGTTGGTAAGTTCCTGATTGAGAACCTAAGCGAGAAGAGCATCCAAGCCGGAGAGAAGTTGCTTACCTTCGCCACGGCAGTCAAATCATTTACCTCAGAAAACACACTTCAAAAACTTACAGATGGTTTTGGAAACCTCGCAGATAAGTTGAAAGAGTCTCTAGGCTTTGGAGATATTCTCAAGAAGGAACAAGAGAAGATAGACGAACTTACCCGGGCTGGCGCTACCGATGACGGTGCGGCAGATGCCATTCAAAATCAGGCTGACATCATGAAGAAGATTCGTGACGCAATGGCGGCAGGTATTGAGTCAATGCGCGATGTCCTACAAGATTTACAGGATGCGGCAAAGCAGTTCGCAGATTCTCTCAAGGATACTATTCTTGGATTCGCCGGACTCAAAGGCGTTGAGTTACCCGATGGCTTCATTCCAAAGGCAAAATCCCTTATTGAAAATATGCGGATGCGTCTTGATAAGAGCCAACAATTCGCTAATCAGATTACGACACTTCAAGGATTGGGATTGGATGCTAAAGCAATTCAAGACCTCGTTGAACAGGGTCCTATCAAGGGCGCTCAATTAGCCGCATCAATCCTAGGTGGTGGCGCTGAAGCAATCGCACAGATAAATGAATTACAAAAGCAGATTGGGTTCACCGGAGAGTTCATCGGAGCAATGGGTTCTGAAGCCGCCTTCGGTCAAAAGATTGCGAACGCTTTCCAAAACATCAGCGAAGTTGAAGCCGAAGCCA